GCTGACCCATCCTCGTTTACTGATAAAGCATCTGAGCTTCCACATGCAGGGCATGGTAAATGATACTTCTTAAACTTACTTTTCTGTTCTGTCATACGTTCTCCAAATAGGTGTTGGAACAAGAGATGGAGAACAAATATACACTACGATATAACTTACCCCAACACCGTGCTACTTTTATGGAGTAGCCAACCATGTTTTATTTATCTTCTTTAGTCGTTTGAGTTTCTTGAACTAAAGACTCAGGAGCATTTGCACAAATGTCCTCTAGTGATTTTCTATGAACTACATTAGCAATCTGTAATGCTTCTCTAAGAATTTCAAGTGTAGATACTTTACGAACCAATACTTCAGCACTTAATCTTGCGTTAGCATCTTGGATAGCATCAGTATTATGTTCTGTTCTGCCGTCTTTGGTTTCAATCTTTACTAACATAATTAAAACTCCTCTCCACCTTCAACTGAACCTAACTCATCTCCATCACCAGTTCTATATGTAACCAGGTCAAGAACCTGAACAGCTTGTAGGTCTAATCCTTTGAAGTCTCCAAACTTATTGGAAGTTTCCCATTCAGAATATTGTATTTTAACTTCACTACCATTCCCTACTACTTCGTCCATAGGAACTTTATCTTTATCAAAAAGTTTTGGGGCTGGCCTTGTTCTACCTTCAGCACCGTTTACTTTTCTCTTGATGGTGATTGCTCTACCTACAGGCTCTTCATTAATTGTAAGTTCTTTTATCTTGAACCCACGTGCCTGGAAGTCGTCAGCTACCTCATCAGCTACAACCAAATCTACTGTATAGACTGGTTCAAACGTTGTATTAGGCTGGGTTATTGAAGCCCAGTATGCCTTACCACTTACTACTGCCATATTTTTTCTCCTTAATATGAAAAATTAATAGTTAATTATAAACATAATTAAAAATTTAATGCAACTATTAAATCATTAAATTTCTTTTCGTCTTCTTCAAAGACTGAAACTCTGAATGCTTTTTTACTTTCTTTTAAGTAATCCACCATATAACCATTGAGGCCGTGTTCTGTATTACAAAACTTTCTATACTGTTCATGGGTCATATCTTTTGATACAAACTTTGCTTTGTGTTTAGTCATTAAGTTTTTGAATACCACCATTTAAGGGTGTCCAATCTAATGGAACTTCTGGGTCTCCGTATATAGCTTCAGCCATATCTTTTATACTTGTTGTTACTATCAAATACTCTGGGTCTGGAAGCTCATCATTATTGTAGAGATGAACAAACAACTCTACTGATATAACTTTTATGTTAGGTTCTTCATCACCTTTATATTTAGGGCATAGATATAATTGTCCTACCATTTTAATATCCCTGGGTCATGTGGCTATAGCAATTATCTTCTACATCTTTCCAATAATTTTCTGACAATAGACGGCCACATATACATCTATCATCGTCCTCAATAAAGTGAGGGTGAGACTTTCCAGGATAGGCCTGCAACTGGTTTACCTGGCTAACTTCGCTTGCACTTATGCGAGGATTATTTTTATTAGTACTTTCCTCAGCCTCTTGAAGTATCTCTTTCCCTCCAGATGGTAAGCCTCTCTCAGTAGGGTTCAAACCTACTGGAGTCAGGGTGTTTAAATGACTAACTCGCTTTTTTTCTGTCATACTTACCTTCCTTTTGTTCATGTAAATGAGTAGTTTTTTTGCTTCTTGTGGGTGATACTCAACACCAATTTATTTACACATGACTTAAACTATTCTACTACAATCCTGAACGGTAATCTACATGCTCTACCTTCAGGCTCTTCTATTATAGCACTAGCAAGTAAATACTTTTCTAATGCTTCAAACAATCTTCTACCAGCATTACCTTTTATGTCAGTAAAAAATATGTTGGTTATATTACCCTCAACAACATCATAATTTAATACAACTGTTGTCGTCTTTGCAAACTCTAGTCTGCGTATGTATCTATTCAAGTCTACACTTTTGTCCCTTACTGGACAGGCGAAGACAGGAGCTGGTTCTAAGGGGGTTAGGATTTCCAGCTCCTCTACTTCTTCTACTTCCTCCACAAGTGTGCCTTCCTCAAAGTCTTCTTCCTCAAAGATTACAAAATCTTCTTCAGTAAATTCTTCTTCTATTGGTTCATCTACTGGCTGATTAAAATTAGCTGGTGGTGGTAGTG